ATCAAACTGAAAGTTTGTGATGATCACTGGTACTTGATTAAATGTATAATCACCATAACCATTCAAAAACAATACTGGAGGTGGTTGTCCTCTGTTGGGACTGTTTTCACCATAAGACATTTTTGTCACTGATCTTAAAAAATGCACAGCCGCTACCCAGTATTTGGCTTCAAGTGAATTCTGCACAAAAAATTCTCCTGTGATTGTCATCTGTCCCACTCTTGAATTTTCATATGCATAGTAAGGATAATTTGTGTGAACAGGTTGTAAAGGATTGTAAGATGCTTGATGAGAAACGTAAATCGTTGGTGTATAAGGAAACACCATTTTCCAATCTGTTCTTCCAAGTGGGTCTAGCAAACTGCCTTTCTCTACAAGATTTTTAATGGATTCTGGCACTGTTAAACTGACTCTCCAATCTTTTGCAACTGTTTTACTTTTGTTTACCACAACTGCTTTTGCTGAGCCTTTGGCATCGATGTTACCGTTTAAAATACTTTTTACTGTGCTGGCTATTCTTTTGCCTTGAGCAGTGAAGTCTGTTACAATATCTACTGCCTTGTCTTTTAACCCCATTATGATGTTATTCGCTTCACTGCCTGCACCAGTGATGTGATTATACACCTCTTGAGGGTTTAATGACGATAAGTCTTTTTTATTATCTTTGAATTTGTTAAAACTTTCTTTTGACATTTGGTTATATCCTTACATTTATTTATTGACAAAATTAACTGCTCAGTTTATAATGAAGGCATAACTAATAGAAAGTATTCATGAAAACTAAAGTAAATTACCTTAATAATAAGGATTTGTTGGAAGAAATACACAAATCTAAAAATTCATATTGCAGTTATACCAAAGATGAGTATTCCACATATGATTTGATTGTGAACAAAATAGACGCAATCAACATCAGAACAGTGGCTCAAGCAAAGAGAAACAAAGCCAAAAGGCTAACACAGCAGGAATATGAAAGACGCAAAGCAATAAATCCTAAGACCAAACTGTCCGAATGTGACATAGACTATCGTAAAATATCCAAAGATGATGTGGTGTTTAGGGTGATGACCTATGAGCATATACCAGAAGATCCAGGTAGAAAAAGAAATCCAAGAAATGTGGCGGACAAAAAGGTAAAAGTAAATTTCCCACCATTCCAACATTGGAAGTATGATAAAAAAGGCAACTTGGTTTGTATTGGTAAAAGCCATTGGGAAGGTGGACTACACAACGGAAAGTTCAACAAAGATGTTGGCAAAGCCACAAACAAACTGGCTTTGATGTGGATGAAGTTGTGTGAAAGATATGGTACAAGAGGTAACGTGAGAGGTTACACATACAACGATGAGATGCAAGGACAAGCCATACTGCAATTAGCACAGATTGGTTTACAGTTTGATGAATCCAAATCAAACAATCCATTTGCATACTACACAGCGGCAGTTACAAATTCATTTGTGAGAATCATAAACATCGAAAAAAGAAATCAAAACATTAGAGATGATATTCTAGAAATGAACAACATGATGCCGAGTATGACTAGACAAACTTCCGGTGATGCATCTATGCCTCGAAAGGCGCCTGCAAAAAAAGTTGCCAAAAAAGTCAAGAAGTAGTTGACATTGCGTGACTTTTAAGTTATGCTGTAAACAAGTAGGAGAAAAGTTTTGTTCAAGAAATTAGCAGTTTTTACTGACATTCACTTTGGTTTAAAATCCAATTCAAAATTACACAACGATGACTGTGAAGAATTCGTTGACTGGTACATAGACATTGCAAAACAACATGGTTGTGAAACAGGAATGTTTTGTGGTGACTGGCATCACAACAGAAACAGTGTCAACATAACCACAATGGATGCTTCTATTAGAAGTTTAGAAAAAATAGGTAAAGCATTCGATAAATTTTATTTCTTTCCAGGCAATCACGATTTATATTACAAAGACAGCAGAGATATCCAATCAACAGAATTTGGAAGATTTATTCCAGGTATCACAATGGTAAATGAGATCACAAAGATTGATGATGTTGTAATGGTGCCTTGGTTAGTAGGCAATGAATGGAAAAAAGTTGGCAAGATGAAATGCAAATATATGTTTGGTCACTTTGAACTGCCAAACTTTTTTATGAACGCAATGGTTGAAATGCCTGACACAGGCGAATTAAAAGGTAGCGACTTTGTTGCACAAGAATATGTATTTTCAGGACACTTCCACAAAAGACAAATCAAAAACAATATTCATTATTTAGGAAACAGTTTCCCACACAATTACGCAGATGTAGATGATGATGAACGTGGCATGATGATACTAGAATATGGCAAAGAGCCTATATATTTCAATTGGGGAAATTGTCCCAAGTATAGAAATGTTAAGTTAAGCACATTATTAGATAAGACAAAAGAAATAATGAAAAGCAAAATGCATTTGAGAGTCACATTGGATATAGACATTAGTTTTGAAGAAGCAAGTTTTATAAAAGAAACATTTATGAAAGAATATGGATGCAGAGAAATCACATTGATTCCAAACAAGAAAGACGAAGAAATAAACACTGATATAGATATTACAAAATTTGAAAGTGTTGATCAAATTGTTTCTAAAGAAATTGAATCAATTGAATCTGATGCATATGACAAACAAGTACTACTAGGTATATTCAGAGATCTAAACAATGATACTAATTAAAACACTTACAGTCAAAAACTTTATGAGTGTGGGTAATCAGACCCAAGCCATAGACTTTCAGCAAAAACTATTAACACTGGTACTAGGTGAAAATTTAGATATGGGTGGTGATGATGCAGGTTCACGTAATGGTACAGGTAAAACAACCATCGTAAATGCTTTATCGTATGCATTATATGGCGAAGCATTAACAAAAATACGTAAAGACAATCTTGTAAACAAAACCAACAGCAAAGGTATGTTGGTCACAATAACATTTGAAAAAGAAGGAAAGAAATATAAAGTAGAACGTGGTAGAAAACCAAACGTAATGAAATACTTTATTGATGATCAAGAACAAGAACTATCAGATGTCAGTCAAGGTGATTCACGTAAAACACAAGAAGACCTAAACAAAATGATTGGTATGACTCCAAGAATGTTCAAACATCTTGTTGCACTCAACACATACACACAACCATTTTTAGCATTGCATCATTCAGAACAACAAGACATTATAGAACAACTGTTAGGAATACAGTTGCTATCAGAAAAAGCAGATATCTTAAAAACAAAAATTAAAAGAACAAAAGAAGATATTGCTTTGGAAACAGCAAGATTAGAAGGTTTAAAAATAAGCAATGAAAAAGTTGAAGAAACAATACAAAGTTTACAGCACAAAAGCAGTGCTTGGGAAACACAAAACAAAGATGATATTGAAAAATTAAAATCCAATTTAAAAGAACTGGAAAATGTTGATGTTGAAAAGGAATTAGAAGCACACAAGATACTAGATGATTGGCACAAACTGGACAAAGAACAAAGACAATTACAAAAAGATAAAAGTAATCTAGAAGCAACCATTGTACAAGCAGACAAAACTGCCAAAAAATTAGATAAAGATTTAAGCAAATTGCATCATAAAGCCACTTGTTATGCTTGTGGACAAGACTTGCCAAAAGAAAAAATAGAAGAAATGCAAAGAAAATTGGAAGAAGAATATGGTGAAGCAAACAGTTATGTGATGGATCTGCAGGAACAAATAGATCAAACAGAAAAAGAATTACAAGAACTGGGCGATCTCACTGAAAAACCAAACACATACTATGACACAATCAAAGAAGCATATGAACACAAACAATATGTAGGCAACATAGAAACAGCATTGAAAAACAAACAAAAAGATACAAATCCATACATAGATCAAATAGATGAATTACAAAAACAAGCACTACAAGAAATAAATTGGGATGAAGCAAATACATTGCAAAAATTAAAAGAACATCAAGAATTCTTGTACAAATTGTTGACAAACAAAGATTCCTTCATAAGGAAAAAGATAATTGATCAAAACCTAACATTCTTGAACAATAGGTTGACACACTACTTGGATCAATTAGGACTTCCACACTTGGTCACATTCAAAAATGATTTGAGTGTGGAAATCACTCAACTCGGTCAAGACTTAGATTTTGACAACTTGAGTAGAGGTGAACGTAACAGATTAATACTAGGTATGAGTTTTGCATTCAGAGATGTATGGGAAAACTTGTATCAAAATATTAATCTGTTGTTCCTAGATGAATTGATAGACAGTGGTATGGACAGTGCAGGTGTTGAAAGTTCGCTGGCAATATTGAAGAAGATGAGCAGGGAAAGAGGCAAAAACATATTCTTAATCAGTCACAAAGATGAATTGGTTGGTCGTGTAAACAATGTATTGAAAGTGATCAAAGAAAACGGATTCACTTCTTATGCAAATGATGTGGAGACATATGAGCATACAAGATGACACACATGACAAGTTGACCAAAGCCTACATGGCGTACTTCAAGGCAAACGAGCAGTTCGCGAAGAGGCGGAGCCTCGCTACCAAAGTAGCCGCCAGAAAGGCGCTCGCGGAAATTCGAATTTTGGCCCGAACACGCAGAAAAGAACTCACAGAAGAGTTTGAATTGAGTAGAAATCAAAAGACACAAAACCAAAAATAGCACCAGGTAAGTATTGGTATGGCATGGACATATCAAGGAAAACCCATAGACACACTGCCAGAACACTGTGAAGGCTTTGTGTATCTCATTACCAATACAACCAACGGTAAAAAATATGTGGGCAAAAAACTGGCAAAATTCAAGAAGACACGTCCGCCACTCAAGGGCAGGATAAACAAACGTAGAAGCAAAGTCGAAAGTGACTGGAGAGACTATTGGGGTTCCAATGATCATTTGGTTGCTGACGTCAAGGCACTAGGGGAAGACAAATTTACTAGGGAAATATTATACATTTGCTCAAACAGAGGCACAATGAGTTATTTGGAAGCCAAGGAACAGTTTGACAGAAGAGTACTCGAAACAGACGACTACTACAATGGAATTATAAATGTTCGCGTAGGCGGATCCAAAGTCCTAAAAGAAGAATTAAAATCTCACAAGGCTTAACATAGCAACACCGTTGATAGCGATATCCAGGAAATGCAGTTGATAAAACGTTAGGTGAATCCTGAGTTGCAAGGCAAGTGCTTACTTGAGGCACAAAAGAAGATGCTCTGTGAAAAAGATACAACATCACAACTACTCACTTTGTTTGTGAAGGGTGGGTCAGTTGCCCGTGACTATGAAGTCTGGAATAGGGAGTTGGCGGGTCACCGCTTCCGTTCGAAAGAAATTTCCTCTCACACAATGGCAGGCTAATCTCGCATGATGGCTCCTACTTTGCCCAAACGGGTGAAGTATGGATCAACTATCTGCATGATGCGACACATAACTTCGTTATGTTGATTGCTTAAATGCTGAGCGTTTAGCGAAGCAGAACGACGCAGTCGTTCTTAAACATTAGGATCAAACTGTTCACAATCCAACCACAAACTCTTATCTGGGTCTGCACTCTGAACATAGCGGAGTTTTGTGTGACTCCAATCTCTAACTTCCAATTCTTCCAACACACTTTGTTGATACACATGGATCACTTTGGGATCCATCTTTAAAATTTTTTTAACGGCGTCCCTGTCAGGACGTGACTCGTATGTCTGGATGGTGGTCACTGTTGGCATCTTGGAAAAGTCTCTCGCATATTTGTCGCCGCGGAGCCACGTGAGTGGCCCTACATCCTGACTCATCAGTTTGAGTTCGTCCGCTCTGTGTCGCCAGTGAATGTTCTTTGCATCAAATCCTAACTCCACAAGTCTATCGTAGGTCTTGGAACCCACAGCATACACCTTCTGATTGAGTAATTTTTTTAGACTGTGTTTGTAATGATTGACTGCTTCGATGTGTGTGATAATTAAGCCTTGCGGCGTGGCGGGATCATGGTCCACTGTATAGGTCTTCATACAGGGTATCCAAATGTCATCTCCGTTTAGTTCCGCAGGTTTGGTAATTTGCGTGTATACTTGCATAGGTGTATTATTTAGAACAGGTGGTTTCATCATTAAAACAGCATATTTGATTCTAGATGTCTGTAAGGTAGATATTTTTACACTTTATATATTGTGTGTGTTTGCATTAAAAGAACGGTTGTCCTGTTTTTTTGGCTGTGTCCAGATTGTCCTTGATCACTTTTGCCATGATCTCTCTGTCTTCTGGTGCACTCATGTATATCTCTTCCATGGTGACTCCGCCACGCATGAACCAAGCAATTTTTGTGAGTTCTGCTTTGAAGTTTTTGATTTCATTTTCCATATCCTTAGCCATTTTAAGGATCTCAGAAATATCCAGTGTGGAAATTTTTAAGCGAAAAAATTTGCTGTATCGAACTGTATAGGTAGTTTGAAAGATTCCGGAGCACCTTCTTTGCGTTCTTCTTCTGTGGTTGTGATTGTCATTTCAGGAAGTGCAAAGGCATCTCTTTGTTTTTCTAGATGATCCAGAATTGTTTGGAAGAATCCTTTTTCGGCATTTTCAATAAACTCTGCTATCATGGCTTTGTCTGTTACAGTCTGTCCATCAACTTTCACAGATACCACAGTTTCAGTGACCATGCCGACATTTAACGCAGTCAATTTTGTTAAACTCTGTTGAAATCTTTTCAGTTTGTCTTCTTCAGGTATGTCTTGGTTTCTGATTGTTTCTTGTAGACGTGCTTCTTCAAAAGATTTAATTGCCATCTTTGTGAATTGATTGTAATTCAAAGGATTTGTTTTCACTTCCATGTCTGCCACAAACACAGTTTCTTGATATTGTGCTGAAAGCAGTTTGTCCAGAGATGATTGTAAATCCAATTCAAAGTCTCTTTGTATTTTTGTGTTAGGTATTGTGACTGGCACAGACATCTTGTCGCCATATGTGGCCATTCTGATCGCAATCAGCACAGCATCAACATCTATGCTAGGCATTGACCAAGCATTCTTTATGGCTGGCACACAACTCTGTATCACTGTTACAGTGGCTTCACCGTTCAATAATGCATCTGGTGTTTTGAAAAGTAGTTCGTCTTTTGCTGTCATCGGGTACACAGCAATCTCTCCTGACTCCGAAACGTCTATCGCTCCTTCAGGATAAAATTTATAACCGCTAGGCAGTTTGATATACTGCTTGGGTTGTCTGTAATATTTTTTTAAAGGATTCACTTGTGATGTTTGTCCTTGTTGCAATTCTGTCATTTTATCTCCAATAAATACAAAAAAGTGTTACGCACTTTTTAATATACACATATTTAGTGATGAGTATAAAGTGCGTACTTAATGATTGGATTTAAATACATTTTGGTAATATGGCAGATTTAACACCAGATCAATTGGATGCATTGGCAAAGGGCATAGCCACCTCAGGCATTGCTCAGGAAAAAACATTACAAGCATTAGTAAAAGCACTGGGCGGAACCACAGGCATGGCGGCAGTGGCACAATCCACAGGAAAGACTGCCAAAGAAATGAAAACTGTGGGTTCCTATCTGGAAGATCTCAGTGAAGATTTAGAATCAACAAGCACTGGTTTAAACAAATATGCCAAATTTCAAAACAGACTCAACATCGGTGTTTCATTAGCCACTGGTACTCTGAAAGACCTTGGAGGCACAGTGAGAATTGCCACTGGACAAATGGGTCTATTAGGACAGACTGCTGGTTACATCGCGTCTACACTTTTGGATGCGTTGGCTGACAATGTTGAATTCTATAGAACACTTTCTACTGTAGGTGCAACAGCAGGACAAAGCATCAGTGATCTTAGACGAGTGTCCGGACTAACGGGATTGACAATGGGACAACTAACTCAGGCAGTGGCGGCGGCCCAAGGCAATCTTGCCTTACTAGGTGGAACTGCTGGTCAAGGATTCCAAAGATTTTCACAAGCACTCATAGAACTGTCACAAGGTGAAACATTCGAAAAATTAACTGGTCTAGGATTTACAATGGACAGAATTGCCGAAGGTGCAGGTGAATATTTAAAGATTCAAACTCAATTAGGCAGAACACAAACAATGACTTCAAGAGAACTTGCCTCAGGTGCGGATGAATACTTGACTAACCTTGACCTGTTAACAAGGCTTACAGGAAAAAATAGAGATATGTTGGCACAAGAAATGAAACAGAATGCCGCGGACTCTAGATTAAAATTACAGATGGCTGGTATGGATCAAAAACAACAAGCAGTGATACAAAGAGCATTATCATTAACAGATAAAGGTTCACAAGAACTTGGACAGTCATTAAGGAATTTAATTGCAACAGGAGGTATTCCTACCAATGCAAGAGAGGCTGGTATTTTACAGATGCAAGGTTTCAGCGAAGCACTTGAAAGAGTAAGCAGAGGTGAGGAAGGTTCTGTTGAACAATTGATGAGTGTGTTCCAATCAGCCGCAATAGAGACAGGAAATCTAAGTGCAGAAGAAAGACAAAGATTTGCACAATTAAAACAATTCGGCGTGGATTTCTTTGATGTAAGATTTGAAACTATTGGTTTTAAAAATGCACTAGGAGATTTACAGAAAGTAACTGAAGAACAAAAAAATGCACAGGAAGCCGCAGGCACAGCCGCACTTCAATTTGACAGAGCAACGCAAAGACTAAGAACAGCATTCGCGGCAGTGTTGGCTCCGGCAACAACAGCATTAGCAGGACTGTTTAATTTAATTTCTGTTCCTTTAGAAAAATTTGGAAATATGGTATCCTTCTTAACTGAAGAAATGGGCAAGTTCGGAACTGCATTAGGTGTCGTTTTATTGGGACTAGGAGGATACGGTGGAGCCTTTCTAACAAAGATGGGTGCAAAAGGTATTGGTAAGGTTGGCTCATATCTCCCAGGCGGTGGCGGTGGCGCTGGTGGAGGCATGGTATCTAAATTGGGTGCAGGAGTTGGAGGACTAGCCAAAGGAATAGGCAAAGGTGCAGGAGCAGTATTTTCTGCTTTAGGAAGAGCATTAGGAATGTTGGCTAATCCTAAAATTTTATTAGGTGCCGCAATCATATCAGGTGCTATTGCAATCTTAGGCGCAGGTATTGCCGGTGCCACATACTTAATGGGTGGCGCATTAGAAAAATTTTCAGTTGGTATTGAATCCATCACCAACATAGATGGTTCAGCACTCAAAGACACAGCAGATGGTTTGAAAACATTGGCAGGTGCAATGGTGTCAATGGGAAATGCCACAAGTGCATCAGCCACAGGCTTTTTTGGAAAACTTTTTGGTGGCGGACCGGAAAACTTTGCCAAAAGTGTCAATGCAACGCTGGATTCTCTTGACAAAGGCAAGATTGATATGTATGCTAACAGTTTAAGTAATCTTGGCGAAGCAATGAACAGTTTGAATACAGGTATGTCAGGCACAATCACAACTTCCGCAAGTGAAACGCAAAACAAGTTGGATAAGTTAAATACTACAATGGAACAAGTTTTAATGGTGATGAGCGAAAACAATAAATTTGCTAAGAACGTATCAGACAATACAAAAATAGTGGCGGATAATACATAATGAGTTGGAAAAAATTTTTTAGTGAAGTACCAGTTGCAGGAGCATCCGATGGTACATATTCAGCAATGGGTGGCGGAATTACAGGCAAGCCGGGACCAGCACGTTCTAACTATTCATCATATCTTCCAGATGTGTACAGCGGTGCACCAAACAGAATTGAAAGATACGGTCAATACAATGTGATGGATATGGACAGTGAAGTCAATGCGGCACTGGATATTCTTGCAGAATTTTGCACACAGAACAACACACAGAACA